AATGGAAAAAGAAATTCAAAAAGAAATTGATGAAAACAAAACCAGAACCAGAGGAGATAAACGTAAAGCATATGACCAATAATTATGGATGTATATAAAAGAGTTCCTACTTGGGATAATGGATTTTGGGTTTATACAGATTTTAATACTCATGAAGAGTTTACTGAATTTGTAATTTCTTTATTTAAAGAACCAGGTAAATATGAGTTTGATGAAACAACACTTGAATTTAATGCTCAGGCTAGAAAATATACTGAACAAAAACAGTTTTGTCCATATGTAGAAGGCTCATTGGATTTCAGAAGATATTGGGATGGAGAAAAAGAAAAATGCAGACAAGGTGCCATATTTAAGAATAAGGGTAAAACTTGGTATATGCCAAGGGAATACTATATGTGGGTAAACTTTCTTCCTATTAATGATAAGATGAAGAAAAAATTTGATTTCCCTTTAGTATGGGATACTCAATATCATATGGCCCTGTATGAAATTTTAGCAGAATTACATTATGTACATGCAGCTATCCTAAAGAAAAGACAGATAGCTTCTTCATACTTTCACTGTGCTAAGATGATTAATCTTATATGGTTTGAAGAAACACCTATCATTAAGATGGGTTCAGCCATTAAAGATAAGATAAATGAAAAAGGTTCTTGGAAATTCTTAGATGAATACAAATCATTCTTGGATTCACATACAGCATGGTACAGGCCAATGAATCCAGGTAAGATTTTAATGTGGCAACAACAGATTGAGGAAGAAGTAAATGGAAGACCATCACTTGTTGGTAATAAAGGAAGTATTCAAGGTATGACATTTGACAAAGATGCATCAGCAGGTGTGGGTGGACCTTGTACATTATTTTTTTATGAAGAGGCAGGTATTGCTCCAACAATGGATATAACATTAGAGTTCTTATTCCCGGCCATGCAACAAGGTATGATTACAACTGGATTATTTGTAGCTGCTGGATCAGTGGGTGAACTAGATAAATGTAAACCACTTGAACAGTTAATCAAGTATCCAGAAATTAATAGTATTTATGCAGTTGATAGTAAGTTAATTGATGATAAAGGGACTCCAGGTAAAACTGGTTTGTTTATTCCTGAACAATGGTCCATGCCTCCTTACATTGATGAGTATGGTAATTCTTTAGTAGAAGAGGCACTTAAGGCTCTTGATGAATTATATACCAAATGGAAAAAAGAACTTGAGCCAGCTAAATATCAGTATAGAATATCCCAAAGACCCCGTAATATTGCTGAAGCTTTTGCTTTTAGAACTATCTCTAAATTTCCAACACATTTACTTGCTGCACAAAAGAGAAGAATTGAAGATAAAGATTATGCATATGAATTCCTGGATGTGGAAAGGAATACTGAAGGGATTGCTTCATTTAAGAATACCAATAAACTTCCAATAACAGAATGGCCAATAACCAAGAATACTGAGGATAAAACAGGATGTGTGGTTGTATGGGAAAGACCTGATGCAAATTCTGAATGGGGTACTTATTATGCATCTATTGACCCTGTCTCAGAGGGTAAGACTACAACATCAGATTCCTTATGTTCTATTTACATTTATAAAAATCCAGTAGAGGTAACCAAAGTAAGTAAAGGTGGTACAATAGAGAATTATATTGAAAGAGATAAAATTGTAGCAGCATGGTGTGGTAGGTTTGATGACATTAACAAAACCCATGAAAGATTATCCATGATGCTTGAAATTTATAATGCTTGGGCAATTATAGAAAATAACATATCTTTGTTTATTGGTTATATGATAAGCAAAAAAAGACAAAGATATTTGGTTCCTAAAAATCAAATTGTATTTCTTAAAGACATTGGTTCTAACCAAAATGTTTATCAAGAGTATGGTTGGAAAAATACAGGAACAATATTTAAAGCCCATCTACTTAGTTATCTTATTGAATTCCTTAAAGAAGAACTAGATACAGAGACTAAGGAAGATGGTACTATTGTAAAAATAATGTTTGGTGTTGAAAGGATTCCTGATCCAATGGCCATTGTTGAAATGGAAGGTTATGATGATGGGGTCAATGTGGATAGGCTAGTAGCATTAGCAGCATTAATTGCTTTTGCTAAATTACAACAAGCAAACCGTGGATATAAAAAAAGACTTGATGATCAGAGTGATAAAAACTTGCATAAGTCAGATAATTTGTTTAAATTAAAGGTAAACCCTTTTACACATATTGGTATGGGTAGAAGGAATAGTGGTAAAAGACCACCAAGAACAGGATATAAAAACTTAAGATAAAATGAAGGTATTAAATGCAATGCAGCTTAAAGCTGGAGCTAAGTCTGAATACAACCGTATGGGTAGTATTACCCAACCTATTCAATTTATTCCACGTGAAGAAAAAGATGAAAATTGGACTGCCTGGAATCTTGACTGGTTAGAGTGGAATGGTCTTAAGCAATTAAGAAGAAATGCCAGAAGGTTAATGAAGAATTATAAATTAGCCAAAGGTATAATTGATAAATCTGATTATATTGTTGAAGAAGACAATGAAATGAGAGATCTTGTTGATACTTTAACACAAGAAGATATCTCAGCATTGGAACTTAAGTTTTACCCTATTATCCCAAATATCATTAATGTTCTTGTAGCAGAATTTGCAAAAAGAAATACTAAAGTTACTTTCCGTGGTGTAGATGAGTTTTCATATAATGAACAACTTGAAGCAAAAAATCAGCAAGTAAGTCAAGTATTACTTGCTCAAGCTCAACAAAAATTATTAGATAAACTTATTCAAGCTGGTCAAGATCCAAATGATCCACAAATACAAGATCAGTTACAACAACAAATGGATCCTGAAAATCTTAAGACTCTTCCAGAAATACAAGGTTTCTTTAATAAAGATTACCGTAGTGCAGCAGAGCAATGGGCATCTCATCAATATGAGGTGGACAATGACAGATTTAATATGGATGAACTTGAAGAACGTGGTTTCAGAGATTCATTAATTACTGACAGAGAGTTTTGGCATTTCAGAATGGATGAAGATGATTATGAAGTTGAATTATGGAACCCGGTTTTAACCTTTTATCATAAATCACCAGAGGTAAGATATATCTCCCAAGGAAATTGGGTAGGTAAAATTGAAATGATGACAGTGGCTGATGTTATTAATAAGTATGGATACATTATGACTCAAGAGCAACTTGAATCATTAGAAGCCATATATCCTGTAAGATCAGCAGGTTATCCATTACAAGGATACCAAAATGACGGGTCTTATTATGATGCTACTAAATCTCATGAGTGGAATACAGAAATGCCATCTTTAGCATACAGACAATTTACATCAATGTGGGATAATGCATTACACGGAGGTGATATTGTAAACTGGTTAAATGGTCAAACAGAAGATTATACTGATATGGGTATGGCATTCTTATTACGTACAACAACAGCATATTGGAAATCACAACGTAAACTAGGACATCTTACAAAAATTGATGATGCTGGACAAGTTACAACAGATATTGTAGATGAATCATATATTGTTACAGATAAACCAATATACAATAACACTCTAATTAAAAACAAAACAAGAGACACTGTTATATTTGGAGAACATATTGATTGGATTTGGATTAATGAAGTTATGGGTGGTGTAAAGATTGGACCTAATCATCCATCTTTTTGGGGTATGAATAACCCTGGAGGTATTAACCCAATGTATCTTGGTATTCAACAAAATAAAATTGGCCGTTTAAAGTTTCAATTTAAAGGTGATAACTCACTTTATGGTTGTAAATTACCTGTAGAAGGTTCTGTATTCTCAGATAGAAATACAAGATCAACAGCAATGATTGATTTAATGAAGCCATTTCAAATTGGATACAACATTGTAAACAACCAAATAGCTGATATTCTGGTTGATGAACTTGGAACTATTATAGCTTTTGATCAAAATGCATTACCTAGACACTCAATGGGTGAAGACTGGGGTAAGAACAATTTGGCTAAAGCTTATGTAGCAATGAAAAACTTTCAGATGTTACCATTAGATACAACCATTACCAATACAGAAAATGCATTAAACATGCAACATTTCCAGGTAATGAATCTAGAACAAACAAACCGTATGTTATCCAGGATTCAGTTGGCTAATTATTTTAAAGGCCAAGCCTTTGAAGTAGTAGGTGTAACACCACAAAGATTGGGTCAGCAAATAGGGCAAACTAGTACAGCAACAGGAATTGAGCAGGCCGTTACAGGATCATATGCTCAAACAGAAATGTACTTTGTACAACACTCTGATTACTTAATGCCAAGAGTTCACCAAATGAGAACTGACTTAGCTCAATATTATCAGTCAACAAAACCTTCATTAAGATTACAATATATGTCATCTAATGATGAAAAGGTAAACTTTGAAATTAATGGAACTGATTTATTATTACGTGATCTTAATGTATACTGTACAACTAAAGCTAATCATAGAGCTATTATTGAACAAATGAAACAACTTGCTATAAGCAATAATACTTCTGGAGCATCTATTTATGATTTAGGTAACATTATGCAAGCAAATACGTTAGGTGAATTAGGTCATGTTTTAAAACAAACAGAGGCTAAAGCTAATGCTATTAGACAAGAAGATAATCAACATCAACAACAAATGCAGCAAGATCAACTTGCAGCTGCTGCTCAAGATAAGAAGATGCAAATGGATTATGATTCAATGGAAAAAGAAAAAGACAGAAGACGTGACTTATTGGTTGCTGAAATTAAATCAGCTGGGTTTGGTGCTATGCAAGATCTTAATAAAAATAATCAATCAGATTACATGGATGCTTTAGGTCAAATTCAACAGTCATCTGAGTTTCAAGAAACAATGAACATGCATAGAGTTAAAGAAGATAATAAGGTTATGAACAATAATCAGAAGATTGATTTAGCAAAACAAAAGCTTTCAGCTGAAATGGAGATGAAACAAATGGATCTTCAAATAGCTAAAGAAAACAAAAATAAGTTTGATAATAAATCAAATAATAAAAAGAAAAAATAGTTTTAGCCATATATTGCAAAAAATTATTATTTTATTTTATTTAATTACAAATTTTTAAAGTTTAATTACATATTTTTGCTTATATTATAATAATAAGTCAGTTATTTAAACCAACAATAAAAGACCATGAGTGTAGAAAAAACAAATGATACCACAACTGTAAAAGAAGTGGAAATGGATTTAGAAGATATAAATAGTCTTCTAGCAATACCAGGAGCAGAAAATGTAATGATAGCAACTCCTGCTGATACAGTCTTCACTAAAAAAACTGAAGACAGAACGTTCCTTGACAATCCTAATAAGGATGATGAAGATGAAAAAGATGAAGATGGCAAAATTAAGCCAATTTCAAAAACAGATGCAAATAATGCACTTGATGTAATTGTTAATGAAGAAACTGAATCAGATGATGATGATGCAGATTCTCAAAAAACAGTTGGAAGATCAAAGATTGACAAAAGTGGTTTAGCTGAATTAACTAAAAAATTAATTGAAGAAGGTGTTATAATTCCTTTTGATGATGAAAAACCTTTAGATAAATTTAGTCAAGCTGATTTTGAAGAGCTAATTAAAGCTAACTTTTCTGAAAAGGAAAAGAAAGTTAAAGAAGAAATTCCTATGGAATTCTTTGATTCTTTACCAAGAGAGTTGCAATTTGCAGCAAAGTATGTAGCTGATGGTGGACAAGATTTAAAAGGTCTGTTCCAAACCCTAGCTCAAGTGGAAGAGTCAAGACAACTTGACCCTGAAGATGAGAGAGACCAAGAAGTAATTGTACGTAATTATTTACAAGCAACAAGATTTGGTACAGCAGAGGACATACAAGAAGAGATTGAAGCATGGAAAGACCGTGATGAATTGGGGAATAAAGCTGCAAAGTTTAAACCTAAGTTGGATGCAATGGAAGAAAAGGTTGTAGAACAAAAGTTATTACAACAAGAACACATTACAAAACAACAACAAGAACAGGCACGTGAGTACATGGATAATATATATAATGTGTTGGCACCAGCAAATATAAATGGTATAGCATTGGATAAACGTACACAAAGCATGTTATATGCTGGGTTAATACAACCAAATTATCCATCAATTACTGGTAAGAATACAAACTTGTTAGGGCATTTATTAGAGAAGTATCAGTTTGTAGAACCTAATCATGGATTAATAGCATAGGCACTTTGGTTACTTGCTGATCCAGATGGTTATAAAAACAAAGTAAGAGACATTGCAGTAAAGGATAATGTTACTAAAACTGTAAGAGCTCTTAAAACAGAAGAATCTAAAAAAATATCTTCAGCTGTTGAACATGACAATGAAGATGTAAAAAAATCAACAGGTAAAACAATTAAAAGATCAGAACCAAATTTTTTCAAAAGATAACACAAACAAATACAAACAAATAATTATTAACTAAATTTTAAAACACAATGGCAACTCCAGTATTGAACAATGGTATATTCCTACGTGACACGAACTACAATGCTAGTTCACATGTAGATTCATATCACATTACAAACATGTTAAAGAATGCAGAACCAATGGATCTTGGTCCAGTAGATATTTGGGCTATGGCTCAAAAGGTTGAAATGCCTCTTTACCAATTATCATCTTTTGGTGGTAAAAACATCATTAACGTGGACAATGCACGTGGTGAGTACAAATGGCAAACTCCTGTTTCTCAAGAGCTTCCATACATCATTGAAGACATTGAACCAGGTAATACTACAAAAGGTATTGATGGAACAACCTTCAAAATTAAAATTAACCGTAGAGAATTTGGCCACGGTGATATCATTACTTATGATAAATACAATGGCTGTGAGATGTATGTAGTACCTACAGAAGATGTTCTTCCAATGGGTGATGCATTTATCTACACTGTACAGTTAGTAAACAATGACAACTACAAATTCTTGGATAACAAGTATTTGGCTAATGGTACTAAAATCTTCAGAAAAGGTTCTGCAAGAGGAGAGTATGGAGAAAGATTCTCTGACATCCAAACACGTGCAGGTTTCCGTGAATTCTACAACTTTGTTGGAGGTTCTGAAGCACATGTACATTATTCTGTATCAAGCCGTGCTGACCTTATGGTTAAAGGTGGTTTAAATGCAGATGGAACAGTTCCAGTAACTGAAATCTGGAGAAACTTTGATAAAAATGCTGATCCTTCAATTACTAAAATTGAAGAAATGGTATCTGTAATGGGTAAAGATTATGTGAAAAAAGCTGTTGCAAATGGTTCTTTGACACGTACTTTCTTAACTACTATGGAGTCTGCTCACTTGACTAAAATTGCTTCTGACATTGAAAC